CCAGTTCTGTCAAAGGTAACAGGATTGGCAACAATGGTTTGTGCTGTGACAAGAAATCCATAGTCCACAATACTGCCAGGGTAATCATATTGCAGAATCTTCTGATCTCCAGGAAAGATCTGCTCACATTGCACATTGTCTGGTCCGCCTAGATAGTTCGCGATAGTTAATACACCGGCCATATTGTTCTCCAAATAAGTTGTAAAATCACCGATGAGAGCATCAGTGAAGTTGTTTGGCTATTGGATATTTACCTTGGGTGCAAAAACTACGTGGGTTATTGGCTTATTTGATCTTCATTACTGTGGCAATAATACCAGGAGTTCTTGGTCTTGTGGGTCCAGTGCCAGCAGCCACTGTGGCAATTGAAATATCTGTGTCTTCTGCGCCCCAAGCAAATTGAACCCATTCGCCAGCGACAGTAGTAGTGATTAAGAAATCAACAGTTCCGATTACGGCTCCGGGAACAGCACCACGTTTGGCCGGAACAGTGAATATTGAGCAACTATCTGCAACATCAATGCCATTTTGACGTAACCAAACATAGGCTTCTTCATCTCCTGTTCCTTGGTGTTGAAATTGTGCGCTGAACATGACGTTGTAAACACCAGGACCATTTAGAGTAATGGCAGTGGCTGTGGTATTTGTGACGCCATAACTAGGACCAATGTTGTTAAAAGATATAACCTCACTTTGTGTCACAGTGGTAATATTGCTGGTGGCAGTTGACCAAATCTGTGCAAAAACTGTGGGTTGTCCAAAGGCACGCCATTCTACACCATTGTAATAGGCCATGTATCCAGGTCCACCTGTGGGTTCTTGTGTGGGATTCCATGTTGAACCTGAAGCAAATGCCAAAGTACCTGTGGTGAATGAAGCAGGAACTGCTGTTCTTGTGGCAAAGTTGGCCACTGTGCCAACAGTCACAGTGTTGGCAACCAAGGTCTGCCCCACATGTATGTTACCACCCACGCCAATACCACCAATGTTTACAACAATGGCGCCAGTGGCAGTGCTATTGGACTGTGTTTGTGGTCTGCTGTTGATCTGTCCGCCCACATACAGGTTGTTGGCAATGCCTACACCACCAGTCACAACCAAAGCACCTGTTGAGGTTGAACTTGCATTGGTGCCGGTTGTGACGGTCACAACTCCGGTGTTGCCAGCAACAGTCACACGAGCCACACCTGCTGTCAACAACACCAAAGGCAACTGTGTGCCAGTGCCAGTGATGCCGCTGTCAATGCCCATGCTGCTGCCGCCCACTGATTGCAAGGTCAATCTACTGCTGTTTGAAGGATTGCTGCTGGCAAACAGGTTCATGCTGCTGATGGTGCTAGAGCCATTGGGCAACACATTCAAGTTGGTTTGACCATTCACAGTGTTGGTTTGAAACGCAAAACGGTCAACAGCCACGCCAGTCATCACTGCGGTAAATCTACTGCCAGTGCTGGCCAAGTTGTAGCTGGCCCCTACACCTGCAATGTTCAGTGTGTTGGGTGCTGCTGTGAAGGTTAAATCTGCATCTGCGTAAACAGGTTGGAAGCCTGAGGTAGCTGACACCAAAGGAACAAAAGCTGCACCTGTGCTGGTGGTCAAAATATTCAGCTGACTTGAGAATGTGCTGGTGTTGATGTTGCCATTGTTGACACCACCTGGTGTTGGACGCCAATCAATTCGACTGCTTAGTATTGTATCGGGTGGAAAAAATGGACCTACATTGGTTGTGCCATCTGCACTAAAATCACTGTTTAATCCATTTTTATTTGTTCTAGCATACAAGTTGTATTGACCAGTTGGAAGACCCACAATACGATCCGTAACTGTTTGTCCGCCAACAAATGGCCCAACTTCATCCGTTATATACACATAAGTGCTAGGACTTGCTGGCAAACTGTAATACCATAAAATTCTATCAACAGGTCCGCTGTTGATATCAACAATGGTTGTTACATCAAAAAACGGTTGGTTGGTATTGGTGTTTACGTTGCTAAAATTAACAACACCTGGTGCCGGAAAAGCAGTGGCGCCACCAAAGCTAGGAATGCCTGATGCTGTGTTGGGTTGATATGCTGTGATACTGCTGTCACCGTAAACTGCTGCATCGTATTCCAAGCCAGATATCTCAGCCATCAAAGCACCAGTTTCATCTTCAATTTCACGCACACGAGTCACACGGAACAGTCGGTCAACAAAGCCATAAACTTCATTGGTGATTTTGATAATGTCACCGGCTTGTGTTCGGAGTCCTGAGTAATCTGTGCGGAACTGTATGGTCTTGTCCACACGACTTTGATTCAGTTCAATCAAGCCCAGTCGCTGTGCATGAATGCTGTTGTTGATCAAATCAAAGCGTAGGCTCAATTTGTTGTCGGGTTCAAAATTGTTGCGTTCAGCGGGATCAATGCTGGCACGATAAAAATCATTTTGATCGCGTATTTCGTTGCTGGCAAATTCAACTTCAATGCTGTTGTAGAGATCTTCTAGGTTGGTGGCATTGACTGAGATTTCACCCATGATGCTGTCATCATCATAAACTGCCACTGCTGCCAATTCAGGAGCACTTAGAGCACGGTTGGGTAGAACTTTCCACTTGCCTTGTCCAAAATCATAGGTCAGCCAAGCAGCTGAACTCAATGTGATGCGTTCAAAGTTGTTCTTCACAGTATCACCTGTTGACAGCACACCATTTATCACATAACGTGCCTGTGTGCTGGTGGTGCCATTGCTGTTGAACTGATTGGGTGGTATTTCATCACTGACGTTACGCAAACTGGGCACACCAGGTGTGTTGCTGGTCATGCTGTCAGTGTCAATGTCTGCGGCTGCAAAGCCTGCTCCGTATCTTGGGCTAGTTAGATAATCATACAACACCAAACCTGGATTGCTGAGACTGTTTTGCACTTCAAAGGTCATGGGTGCCAAACTGGTCAAACCATGTTCAGCACTGTAGGTTATTTTGACCACAGCATAAACCAAATCATTCAATTGATATGTGCTGGTGCTTTCACCAATGTAACTGGCTGCACTGACCTTGTTGGTTGTGGGGAATATTTGATTGGCTGAGTTTTGAGCCGAACCTGCATACGCACGAACTTCAATCAAGTTGGCATACTGGGTGCCAGTAGTACCAAGACCGTTTTGATCTCTACTTGAAACAACTTTGTAAGTATCCGCACCGGTACCAAATGTCAACAACTGATCATTCCAGTAAACATCACCAATGGTGAATGTGCCTGTTTGTGTTTTTTCACTCAACATCAACACATAGGTCATTGTTTGATTGTCTGCGGTGATACGGGCATCTGTCACTGTGCCTTTGGTATTGGCCACACCATACACCACAGGTACTTTGTTGTCTGTGGCAGGTGGTAACTGTTGTCGAACACCTGGATCTTGTGTAGTTCCGCCTGCACCTGATGCCGAACCTCCGTTGATGACTCTACTGGCCACTGTGGCAAGACCTGCGGCCACCACACTGGCAATTAAGGCACCTCCCAAGGTTAACGAGGCTCCACCTATGATAAAAGCGCCTGCTGCTCCAGCGGCTGCTCCAAATCCAAGTCCTGTTGCTACGGCGGCTCCAATTATTGAAAAAACTGCCATGTTAGTGTTCCTTTAAATATGTTTGTTGCACTGGCTGAAAACCTCTGCGTTCTAAATTGATTTCACCTGTGGTAGGCATTGTGCTTACATAATAACCATAGATATCGCCCGAGGCCACAAGAGCTTGGGCTGTGCGGCAATATTCTGCAAACAATCTACCTGCTGCTGTGGTGTGTCTGTATTCAGGCAGCACATACCAAACCAATTCACGCAGTTGTTTTTGAGCAGGTGCCCACATGTTGGTTTCTTTTACTGCCAACAAAATGCCCACTGGTTGTTGCTGATGGTAGGACAACCAAGCATAGTGATTTGTCATGACCACATGCACCAAGCGACCCAAGTGCATGTCGTTGCCGTGTTGGGGATATAGATCCTGATAAACAGTTTCTTGCACAAATTGTTTCAATAGGTCAATGGCCTGTTGTATATCTTCAGAACTTTGAATCTGTTTAATCATGTTAATCTTTCTTTCCAAA